GAGATTGATGAGGACAGGATTATCCTGAATATATCCGCTCCTTCCGGGAAGATGTTCCCTGGTGGAGGAGATATCGATGTCGCCGCGAAGTGGGGACGTCGACGGGGCGAGCCATGACCACCGATGCCCTTGTCGAAGTCCTGGGCAAGATCGCCGAACGTGACCGGAGGATCACCGAGCTGGAGAAGGCATTGATCGAGGAGATGGCCGCTCGGATGTGGGCAGACGAGATCTTCCGATATGAAGGCCAACTGACATGGGCCGAGATTTCGGAGCGGGAGAAGGAAGCTGATCGCCAGAAGGCCCGCGCCGTCCTGGGAAACGCGCCGCAGGAGGGAGAGGATGAAAATCAATAGCCGAGATCTGGATAATTACATCACCGGCCATTTTGGGGCCGATCAGTTCGACGGTCAGCCATGCGATGATATCGAGGACGATGGTATGTGCCCCTACGAATCGGTAGATTGCCCCCATCTAGACGAAGATGGAAGATGCAAGCTACTGGACGAGGTCGCCCCATGACACCTGCCGCTCTCAGATGCTACATGATCTCAGATGAGGATGACGGCACTGGCTACGCCATAGTCGCCCCTACCTCAAAAATAGCAAAGCATCTCGCCAGTGTGAGTCGGGAATGCTCCACGATGAACTGGGGCGAGTGGATCGAAGTAAAGGCGCGATGGATACGTCATGTCGATGTATCCGGGCTTCCGGGGGGTCACGTCCTCGAATCAATCGAAGGACTGGAGCGAGGGGCATACATCTACGCCTGGGGAACGTGTCCAGTCTGCGAGGCTGAAGATGTAGAGCTATCGATGGATGGCCAGGTGGCTTGTTTCGCCTGCCACTCACGCGTTGGTGAAGAGGAAGACAAGGCAGACGCACAAGAAGATCATGGGTGGTGTTCAACGTGACCGATGACCAGCTCTCCGAAGTCCTGCGAGAGATCGCCGAACTGCGATCAGAGCGGGACCTCATACTCGCGGCTAATGCAGATCACCAACGGATGTATACCGATGCGATCGCCGAGAATACCAGGCTCCGGGCCGAGGTAGAGAAGGAAGCGGCCGTGGTTCGGATCCGGTGCATATCGCATCGCATCGAAGCCGACCGGGTTGTACTTCGGATTAGAACGACGTACCCGGACGGATCATTCGAGGAAAGCGACCACGAAGTTCTCCGGGCCGATCTCGGGATGCCCCCCATGAAAGACGAAGGGCCCATCGCTCGAATAAGGCGGCGGTTGAAACGGCATTAGGAGAGGATTGATTTGGTAAGATTCGTGAAAGAAGGCCACTCGATCGAAGAGTGGATCGATAACGTCGCTCGGGATGCAAGTCGAACGATGGAAACGGATTATCACCCCGTGGCGATCAGGGTATATCTCGTCTCGCCTCAGTGTGGGGGCTTATCTGCGACCCTGATCGCTGATAACCGGGCATTCAATGATCACTTTGGCGACGAGGGGGCGGGCGAGCGTGACTGACCGAACACTTGGCGGCTATTGTCTCACATGTACCCATGCTCTCTCATCGGGGTATTGTGAGATCGAGGAGGATATCTCCAAAATCGAGGATGACGAGGGGCGACCTCGGTGGACGTTGGGCCAATCCGCCCCATGTCCAATGCATTGTGATGCTGGACGATTTGGTGTGGAAGAGGTGAGCGGCGGATGAAAGTGGTTTGCGACTTTTGCGGTGCCGTGGCCTATGGGAACGTCTCCGATCTAGTTCTCAAGGGGTGGGAGAGGATGGTCATGAGGGCTCCCCTTAGGAGAACCGTGACGGCGTGCTCGGAATGCCACGATCCGTTTTTGGCAAAGATCGAGCAAATATTGATAGAAGGGAAGAAGCGATGAGGAGGGTGCGAGGATGAGCTACATAATGACGATCCCAATGTTGTTTGGTGACGGAACGGTGTATTATAAGGAGGTGTTTATAGAAGATAGACACCAACAATCAGAATTTATTGATTTGCCACCACCTAAACTACTTTCAAATGCAGAAATGAAAACGATATGCTATGCAATCGCTAACGGGCTGCCATGTCCTATTTTATAAAATCTTTTTCCACCCCGCAAAGCATCATGGTGGGCGACAGGAGGAAGCTATTCTGTAAGTCTATGGAATAGATGAGTTCACAAGTCCAAGGATATGATTTATTGCATTGGCATAAATATCATTTTTAAGTCATCTCAAATACTTTAGTACGATAACCTTATATACTATTATAGAGTACTATAGAGTACTCAATAACGAGGTGTGTTTAGATGAAAGAATACGAACCTATCCCAGGAACCACAATCGGCAACGCCGCAGCTCAGCAGCGCCGAGACACGGTGCTGAAAGAAGCTCTGGCTGGCGCACCTGAGAAGATGACGCTTCTCGATGCAGACGGTTGGGAGAAAGCGGTGGCAGCAAACACCGACGACTATGGAAGTGGTGTTATCCGATACGCGGAGAGGTGGGCGCGACTCATGGAGGGGCGCATGATCAGGGGTGACACCCTGGAGGCATGTGCTGAGGAAGCGTCCCATCTTGCAGACGACGAAGGCATAACCGGCTTCATGTATGGGTGCGCTGTGAACATCCTCTCGAAGACATGGATACATGGGGATCAACTCCGAAGATGGCACAACCTGAAGGTCCAAATCAGAGACGAGGGTGAGAAGGCGAACAGGTCCGGTGCAGTCCTCAACCCCGCGATTATCACGTTGGGGGTCTCCGACTGATGGCCCCCACTATGAGCCGAGGGATCGTCATCGAAGCCGATCAGGACGAGCAAGTGAGGGCTCTGATCTCCAGGGGGCTCAACTATTCTGACTTCGTCCAGGCGGCCACCGACATACTCCTTTCCGGCAAGCTGGCGAAGTACGGGGGCATGACGCCGGGCGAATCGCTCCGCCGCGCCCTCGACCGCGCCGAGGATGCCGAACGGATGGCCCTCTTCATCGAGGCCGTCCAGGAGCTGAGGGACGACCAGGGACTGATCGACCCAGATCTGTGGGATGAACTGAGGGGCGATCTACTGAGGGGCGAGAAGCCAGGGTGGTCATGGCAGAGTTGACCCAAATACATACCGGAGATCGGTTTTGGCTTGAGGAGGCCCCCTGACATGGCGGACTGCTGAAGTTTGCTCCTCAAGCCTCCCAGCATTTTCGGAACGTGGCGGCGATCGTCGCCGAATTCGACGACGTCGCCCCATCGTAGAACTTGATTTTTCTTTCATCCCCAGCCCCTATCGTGGGGATGAGGCTCGACGATACCTGGCGGAGCTGATCGACCGAGACGTCGTCCAGGGATAGGGAGACGTCGGCATCGCAAGACCACCGGACATAGACGCCGAGCCTCCCCATCGCCTGGGGGACCTGGACGGACATGGCCTCGCCGTCGGTCCAGTCGTCGTCGGTCGAATCGATCACCGTCTCCCAGTTTGTCCCGTCGAGGGAGACCTCGAACGAGACCGTCCCCAAACCCGTCGCCGTCGGAGTGAACCCGACGACAAAACCGGCACCCCTAGCCACCGGATGGACGCCGCCAAAATAGTAGGTCGCCGACCCCGAGGCAGAGATGACGAGCGCCCCACCAGAGACGGCCGCCGAGGTCGAGGCGTATTTGTCATGGCCGAACTTCGTTCCGCCGCCGCCGAAATTTTCAGAATAGGACTGGGAGAGGATCCAGTTCGGCCCGACCTGCTGGAGCACCAGCTGCTCGCCGTCGAGCAGCTCGTCGGCCAGGACGAGATAATCGACCAGGGTCGAGACGTTGTATACCCCGAGAGTCAGGCCGGTGAGATGGTAGGTCGACCACCCGGCCACGACCGAGCAATGGAAGACCGCCGGGGCGTCGAGATCGCCATCGTTTTCGATGGCATCGGTGAGGGTGTCGAGGGTCGGGGACCAGTTGTTTGTGGTCCCCTCGCTCACATCGTAGAGGAGGGGGTCCTCCAGCTCGACCGATAGGAGATAGTCCCGGATCCTCGATGATGACGGGCCCTTCCATGGACGGGGGGTCAGAGAGACGCCGCTCGCCGGGAGACGGTGGCCGTACCCGGATTCGAGCGGGACGAACCAGTCGCCCCCCACCAGCTGGGCGACGAGCGACCGGACCGTATCGCGGGCGCCGCTGCTCTCAAATCGGAGGTCGTAGCGGTAGCTTCTGGCCTTCCGCCCCTGACGGCTGAGGGGCGAGATATGAGATCCGGAGAGGGGACGGCTCTTGTTCGCGAAGCCGCCGCCGTCCGGTTTCGTCTTCTCGTAATATATATACGAAGTTATATCAATCCCGTCGAGGATGAGCGTCATCGAAAACCACCACCGCCAAAAATAGTTATGTGACGTCTAGCCTATTCAGAGAAGTTCTCGTCCCAGAACTCCCCGAACCGCAGCCCCATGACCTCGCCACAGCCGACGCCTGCGAACTCCCCGGCCTCCCCAGCCTGCTTACTTTCGGCGCCACGCTTGACGAACTCTTTCGCTTTCGCTGATGCTGATTTCAGCAGGGCGAGATCAAACTCGATCTGGCCCAGCTCGGCCGCGGCCTGGAGACAGAGGACGAGGGCCTCGATCGTCATCCCCTGTTGGAAGAGCTTCTGCTGAAGACCCTGATTCTTTCTCTCCAGCCGGAGGATCCTCTCCTCGATGGAGAGGTCTGACGGCTTGAGGGCCCCGCCTCGGTCAGCCGCCGATGGCCGGACAGCCGCCCCGTCCCGCCTCCGCCGGACTCCTCCTCTCGGCGCCACCTTCCCCCTTTTCCCAGGGGGGAGGAGGGCCCGCTCACTTTCGGCGAGATCTCGCACTGGTGATCATCTCCTCGATTTCTGCAGCTTCGTCCGTCTCGGCTCCAGCCAGGGCGATCGTCATATCGAGATCTTCGATCATGGCCGATTTTTCGGCGAGCCTTTCGGATCTGTACTTGATCCCGTTGGCCTCCTCGCGTTCCTTCCTTTTCCTCTCCTTATCCCGCCGGCTCGCCGCCAGGAGATCATCCTTTCCTCTGGAATTGAAACAGATGTCCCCGTTGGCGTTCACCGGCACATAGACCCCAGTACAGGCTCTCTCGACCGACGGGACCGATACGTCGAGAACCTCACCATCGACGCCGTAAACGACCACGTCCCCGTCGACCACCGCGACTGAGATAGCCCCGGCGATGTCCAGGATGTACTCGTAGGCGGCGGTGTCGATCTCCTCCCCTGCAGCATCGAAGGCCCGAACGTCGTCGCCCTCGATGACTATCCGGGCCGCGTCAGGCAGGTCACGTACGTACTCGTAGACGATCCGGTACTGATAGGTCCTCCCGGTCTCCCTGTCCTCTTTGGTTCGGGTCTCCCATTCGATCTTGTCCTCTCTCCTGATGGCGTTTTTGTTCCACTCTTCCCAAAGAGCTATCTGCCGCTTCCATTTCGAGACGTCAAGGGGCTCTGGTTTTTGTCCTCCGCAGAAGACCGCCGTATCCCAAATTTTCGATGCCATACTATCACCTAGAAAATTATAGTGCAGTCAAAACGACCTGAGCCGAGAGGCTCAGGGAAACATTGAATCGAACGTCCTCCGACCCACCATACTCTTCCCCCGTCACCTTGATACTATTGAGCCCGCCGAGCTCGATATAGTCGGTGACGTCTATGCCGCTCTCCCCGTCGCCAATGTAGTAGTCCTCGAAAGGAGACGCTGGAATCTCTACATACCCCAATCCACTGTCGATATAAATCCTGAGAGTGAGATAACGGAGGGTCCCGGTGGGCTGCTGGCTCGTCCAGTAATCGACAGGCAGCTCCTCGGCTATCTGGTCGTCTATACCGAGCGGGCCGGGCTGGGGGTTGTCGGTGACGGCATGATCTACATGTTCTGCGTGATCGTCGACGCCGATGGTGTGGTAGTGGAGGTAGTTGCTCACAGTCCATAACGTCCCCGACGTGGCGTGACCGTGGCCGTCGGCCGCTACGTAGACCCCGTCAGCGCTGAGGTCGGTGACGAACTCGGCCCCGGACGGATCGATATCGTAAATAAATTCATCCTCATCATAATAAAGATCCGTAACATAAGTTTCGGCGCAGGCGGAACAATAATCTGTGTAGCCCTCCAGATAAGTAATCGCGTAATCAGAATAGGCATCCACAAACGCAACGGCGGTATCGTAATATATCCCCGATACCGACCCGACTTCTGTATAATTATCATTTGACAGGATATCAAACGTGGTGGAATCGTGGACTGTGACGTCGTCCGTGCTCGCCTGCGACGTCGCCCCGTGGACGAGGTACCCCCCAGCCCCAGCGTCGCCGTGGGCCGACCCACTCCCGGCCCCGGTGGCGTTCCCGTGGCCGTGAAGATTCGAGTCGACGTTCGCTATTTCGGCCTTGAACCAGTCGATCGAGAAGTTTAGATAGACCCTGGTGGCATCGGCGAAACTCTCGTCGATGACGCCGTCCTCGTCCGAAAACTCCGACTCCCAGACGAAAGGAACGTCGCTCGTCACGTTCCCCGACGCTGAATCCTTCCACATGTTGAGATGACTGGAGGCGAACGAGGACCCCTCAGACAACATCGAGGTCGTCGCCGCCTGGATGTCGGCCTTGTCTCTTGGCCTCCGCCCGGTCCAGAGGGTCATCCAGTCGCCCTCCCTGACGACCTTCTTCACCACGGCCCGGGCCGCTCCCTCGATCCCCACCCAGTCACCACATTTCAACGGCGCGTCCGGCCCCTCGATCGTGAGACAGTCGACAGCCTGGCGATCGCCGAAGATCGAGGAGACCACCTCGGCGAGATAGTCCTCGTATAGGTAGCCGTCCCGGTAGGTGTCGAGGACGATGTTCGAGCCCGCCAAGACCGACGTCGCCAGGACCGAGGAGAGCTCAGTCGTCTTCCCGTCGCCGCACCCGATACCGATCAGCCCATGAACCTGGAGGTCGTCGGGATCTATCCGGTCGATGACGTAACGGTCTGCTGAGAACTGATAGACGCTGCTCTTCGACGTCCCTCTCCCGAAGGTCGAGAGGCTGGCGTCGAGATAGACGTATGGGTCGTTAGGCGGCGCCCTCCACTGGACGTAGGCCCCCAGCGACTTGAGGAGCTTGATCGTGTAGTCCCAGACCGTTCTCCCCACCGCCAGCCTGTAGGGGGTGGCGAACGTCTCCGAGGATATGTCGGTGATGTCGCCTAGCCTGATCTTCGGATCACACCAATTGTGGACGCTGACGAGCTCGTACCGGGGTGAGACCGACCCAACGATCCGGACGTAGAGGTCCGAGGCGTCCCGCCAATACTGGCCCGCCGATAGCGAATCTTTGTCGCTCCCCAGGGTGAGGGCGGTGGTGTCGTGGTATGGGACGTTGGAGCCGAAGACCCCAGCCGTCCCCCCTCCGGTGAGCTTGTAGGTCGATCCAGAGTAGAGAGAGAACATGTTCGGCGGCAGGAGGCCCCGCGCCTGAGCCAGCAGGCCGACATAGGAGCCGGTGAGGGCGTCGTTTAGGATGTCGCCGACGGTGGCGGCATCGTGGGGATAAGTATAATAAAATGTATATCGATGCTGGAGGAGCCATTCTTTCGATTTCGCCTCGATGGCCAGCGACCCGTCGGACTTCTCCTCGACGAACGTCACCACGCCACGAAGCGATATCTCGCCGTCGTAGTAGAGATCGATATCGGCATACTTGAGGGCCGGCGTCTCGGCGACGGCCTCGAACTTGGCCGAGTTGGGGCGGTCGATATCTTCATACTCTTCCATCCGAGGCTCTTTCCCGAAGGCGTTGACGTAGATCACGGCGCCGCCGGGATTGGTGATTTTCGCTTCCCATGATCCCATGATATCAGCCCCGCGTCGTCGCCCGGTCGTTCTCGCCGATGGCGTCCCAGATCATGCCGGAGATCGTGTCGTACAATCCGTCGATGCTGGCCGTCAGATCGATATCTACGGGGATGGTGATGGGAGCGGCGATGTCGGCTCGAACGATCTCAAGGGCGCTGTAAGCCTCGGTCGTCTCCAGCTGGACGGGTATGGAGATGGACTTTCCAGCCCCTTCCTCCTCTCCGGTGTCGTAGAGGGCGTCTATCCAGGCCTGGTTCGCTGGGACCTCGACCCCGATGGTGAGGGCCAGCTGTTTCGTCTCGAAATATTCGGCGGCGAGCGCTTTCGCCTCGGGCGAGTCGGGATCGAGCCCCTGGGCCGCGATCGCGAATTCGAGGGTGTGGGCCTGTTGGGTCAGGTCCCGAAGGGTGTCGAACTCCAGGTATCCCTCGGATCCGATGAAGCTCGGCTGAAACATTTTGTTCGCCGCGTCCTCCTGGAACCTGGCAAAGTTCGACATGCCGTTGTTTACGGCGTCGATCGTCTCGCCATAGTTCCGCATCGAGTCAGTAGCCGCTCCGATCTCGTCGGCGGCGAAGACCGCCCGGATCCGGTCAATAGCCTCGTCGGGGACGTCGGTATATTGCTTGAGAGCGTTGGTGGCGAGGTCGATCGTCTCCTTCTGGTGGCCAGCCTGGTCGGTGACGACGTCGAAGGCTTCTGCTAGGAGGCCCTGATGCTCGGTGGCATTGTCGACCGCCTCAGAGAGCATCTCCAGATCGTCGGCGTACTCGCCGAGCTCTTCCTTCATGTCGTAGCCGATGTCCTCCCACCACAGGGCCCTCCCTAGCTCGGATAGGTCGGGGGGAAGGATCTCCATCTCGGCTGCGATCTTGAGGGGCTGGACGGCTTCGGCGGCGGCCACTATGTCGTCCTGCATCTCCTTCAGCTTGGCCGGGTCGGCCTCGACGCCTACCGGCAGGCCGGCGATGTAGTCGGCCCGCGCCTCCAGGGCGTCATAGAGTCCCTGCCAGAGAGCTCGGCCGGCCTCTCCTCCCATCTCGGCGAACTTCGCGGGATCGGCGATCTCCAGGGCGTCGTAGAGGTCGATCATGTCGAGGACCTCAGCTCCTGAGATCAGGTTATCGGCGAAAGCGTCGATGGCCGACTTCCCGAGATCGGCCCAGGCGGCGCCCCAGTCCAGAATGATCCCTTCTCCCATGGCGTCGTCGAAAGCTTCCTGGTAGGCGGCGGCGGCTTCTTCGGCCATCTCTCGGACGGCCTCGTTTTTGGCGACGAGGGCGTCCCTCATGATGGACTCTGAGGCTTCAAGCTTGGCATCAAGCACGATCTCCGCTCGGATCTCGCCAGCGAGCGCTTTGTTGCCCCTCGACTCCTCGATCATCGCCTGGAACTCTTTGGGATCGGTGATCGCCGCCAGTGCCGGATATTTCGCTACATACGCATCCCAGAAATAACTGGGTGAAGTGGTGGTCGTCACTGATTCGCCGTTGACGTACAAATCCCAGTTAAGAGTACGATCTGCTGTATACCTCGCCTCTAATAGTTCGCCGTTGACATCGAGCGTCCCCGACCGACTGAATTTCGACCACGACTGCTCATGGAAGTCCGCCCAACGTTGCATCTCCTCATTCCAGGCGTTTCGATATCCTGTCCCTGCCGCCTCGCCCAGCCCCTCCCCCGACTCTTCCGCAGCCTTCTTGGCGTCGCTATTGGCGAGCTCCTCGGCGGTCTGTTCTCCGAGGCCCTCGGTCCCCTCGCCGACCCCAGCGGCGAGATCCTCGCCGAGCTCTTCACCGATGCCGAACCAGTCCCCGAGCTTGCCCATCCCCCACGACGCCACATTTTCGACGGCGCTGAACGGATCTTTCGCGTATCCATAGAGCTCGTCGATGCCCAGGGGGCCCATCTTCTCGTCGATGCCGGTGATCGCGCCCCAGCCTCTCGTTCCGAGATCGACGAGAGAGTCGGTCGTCTCGTTGATCGTCTTCATCCAATCGGTGAAGACCGGCAACAGGGCGCCGCCTATCTTCATCTGGACTACGTCGACCTTCCCGCCGAAGATATCCATCTGGGCGTTGAGGGTATTCTGTTTTTCGGCATAGGAATCGGCGAGCGACGACCCAGACGCCCAGGCTTCGTCGGCCGTGGCGAGCGCCGCGCTCAGCCCATCGATCTCGCCGGTGATGGGGTCGACCTTCCCGGCCAGCATCCCGAGAGCCTGGCCGCCGGTAGCGCCGAAGTGGGCCAGGGCCGCGCCCTGCTCCTCGATCGGAAGCTCGGATATGGCGACGGCGAGCTCCTGGATGGTGCCGATGGCGTCCTCTCGGAGGGCCGACTGGAACTCGGAGGTGTCCATGTCGAGGAGTCCGGCGATATCGCCGGTGTCCCTCATCATGTAGCTGATCGCGTCTTTGACGGACTCGCCCGAGGTCTCGGCGGTCATGCCGAACGCCTGGAGCTGAGCGACGAGAGCATACCAGCCCGAGATCTGGTCGGGCGACGGCTTCAGCATCGCCATCGAGCCGCCGAGCTTGCTGACGCCCGTCACGATCGAGGCTTCAGACGTCGCCATCGAGTCGGCGAGATCGTTGATCGCCGAGCCCGCCGACCGGGCGAAGTCTGCCCAGGCCATCTCGGCAGGTTTTACGACCGACCCCATCTTCCCGATAGCGTTCGATGCCGATTCGGCCGGGACCTCCCAGGCGTCGGCCATCTGGAGGATGACCTGAGTATACTCAGCGATCTCCGAGGGGTCGATCCCCATCCGGCCAGCGCCTGCAGCGGCCCCGGTGATGTCCTCGGAGGACATCCCGGTCTCTGCCCGAATGGCCATCAGGTCGGAGGAGAGGCGGGAGAAGTCGGCCTCGGAGATGTCGCCGACAACCTTTTTGACGCCGACCATCTGGGTCTCCCAGCTGGCGGCCTCGGATACGCAAGACGAGATACCCATCCCGGCGACGGCGACGGCGGCGCCGATACCGAGAGCCACAACTCCGATGGGTCCGAGGGCGGTCGCTATCGATCCGGCGACGTTCCCGAGCATCCCGAACTGGCTGGATATACCGCCGACGATGCCGCCGCCGATCCGGGTCCCTATGCCCTTGTAGTCGCCTTTCGAGAAGCTGGCCCGAAGACCTTCCCCGACGTCACCCCAGCCCCGCTGGACTTCGCCTCGGGCGTCGGCCATACCGGCGACTAGGCCGGACTTGTCCACTCCTAGGGAGACGTATGCACTGCCGACTTGTTCGCCTGGTATGGTTTTTTCCTCCTAGAATAATGTTTAGCGTAAGGTATATATTCGGGTTTAGCGTATGCTTTATTATGCGAACTTCAAGAGAACTTCAGGAAGTGGCCGCAAACATCGGCGACCAACTGACAGAAGAAGGGCTGACCGTGGCCGAAATCGCCTACGTGGGCGCGACTCTTTCGGGGGCCGCGGTGGTGAAGGCGTTCGGGATCAAGAGGTGATGAGGATGCGGAATGAAAGAATTGTCATCGAATGGATTGTATTATCTCATTTTTGGCCCACCGTGACACACATCACATATATTCTTGAAATGATTCGGTGGAATATGCGGGAGGCCCCCTGATGCCCCGACGACGTGAGCTCGACCCCGAGACCATCTCCCTCCAGCTCCATCCGGTGGCGATGGCCCGCTTCAAGGCCGAGGTCGCCGCCAGGGGGACCACCCCGGCGGCCCTCGCCCGCGAGAAGATAGAGGGGTACGATCTGCTATGCGCCAAGCTGATCCGGAGCGACGAAGTTCTCATCACCGAATACGGGTCCGGGGTGCAATCCGACTGGGAGAATATGAGCGATGCCGAACGGGACGAATATCTCGAAAAAGCCAGAAGGAGGATGCTCTGATGACCTGCCAAATCACCCTCCACAAAGGGAGGCCAACCCCCGAGAACATGCAACAGATCGGGAACCTCATCCAGAAAGGCTTCTCCTCCGGGATCAATGCCCCGGAGGGCGTCATCTGGGAAGTGGGGTGGGAAAAATCAACAACGGCCGCATAGGTGGTTACGGTGCTATTCAAGCCTGAGCATGTCGGAATGATCTTGGCCGGAAAGAAGACTCAGACTAGGCGAGCGTGGAAACGCCCTATGGCGAAGGTTGGTGGAGTCTACAAGGTCAAGACGAAGATGATCTCGAAAGAGTACCATTGCCTGATCGAAGTGACGGCCATGAGAAAAGAGAAGCTCAGGCTGATCACCGAGGCCGACGCCAAGCGCGAGGGGTACGAATCCATCTGGAGATATATATCGGTCTGGGAACATATCAATGGGTCATGGGACGGAGATCTGGAGGTCTACGTGATAGACTTTCGGATCATAGATCCGGCACCGGATGCCCCAGCTCCCTCGCCCGATGAATAGCCGCCAGGACGTGAGGCGGGACTTCTCGCCCCTCCTCCACCTCGTCTGCCTGCTGCTGCTGAGGGTCGGGCCGCGGGAATAGCTCGCCGAAGGATCGTTGCTCCCCTTCTTTTGCGAAAAGGTTGCCGACCGCCTGGGCTATATTCCAGGCGAGGACCTGGCGGCCCACCCTCTCCGCCTCCCTCTTCTGGCGGCCATGGTAGACGATGGCTAGAAGCTCGTTCGTCGTCAGGTCTTCAGCGTCTCGGGGGAGGAGACCGAGCTCGACGAAGGCGAGGCGGCTCCGCCAGCGAGGATCTCTCTCTTCTTCTTCAGCTCCTCTATCGTCTCGTCGATCATCTCCACCATCTCTGCAGCCCTCTCCTTTTCGAGGAGCTCGTCGGAGAGAGCCCACCTCTTCTGGAGATAGGCAGCCCGAGAAGGGTCCTCGGCGAGCATCAGAGACTCGAATAGGCCCCTGGATATCTCGACCTTCGATATCCCGTCCCGGTCGATGGCCTCGGCGATCTCGGCCCGATCCTTCCCAGTGGCCGCCTCCAGGGCCATCATCATGATCTTGGTATCCGTCATGAACTTGGTCAGGATGTCGACGGCTCCTGGGAGGACCCTCTCCAGAATGGCCTTCTGCTCCTTCAGGTAGGCTCTCGCCTCCGACTCGAACTCCTCCACAGCCAGGAATCCCCATTTCAGCTCCAGGCTGCCGACCTTCACAGTCCTAATTCCCTTATTTTTGCTCCCCATATTTATCAACCTCTTATTATTGCCTTCGTCCTGATTTTTCTAGTCTCGCCCACCATCACCAGCCGGTGAACGGTGGCCTTGGCTATCTTCTCGATCGTCTCGTCGTCCAGGGATACGACGATCTTCCCTCCGAGCCGCTCTTCGACGCGGGATACGATCTCGTCTTCGAGAGGCATGATCATGTCCTCAGGAGGATGGGATACTCTCGGCCAGTGTTATCGGTGAACATCATTCTCTCGACGTCGAGGGTCCCGGTGAATATCTCATTTTGTGGCGGCTCCTCCTCCGGTGGTTGGTGGGGCGTCAGGATTTCGATCTCCAGGGACGCGAGATCATATCCCTGACCATTCGGCGAGTCTACCCCTTCGTTCCGAAACACCAGTCGCGGCACAAACGCGCCTTCTCTCGTCAGCTCTTCCAACATTCTTTGGAGGAAGATTTCAGCTCCATTGTTCTTGTCCGTCATTTTATATCTCCCCATCGTTATGAATACAAAACCCCACCCGAAAGCCATGGGGTGAACGGTCGAAAATGGTGTTATCGTGGGGAGCCCCCTCGCCGGAGGTGTGGTCGGGTCATGGGGGCCCCGTGGTTATGTGACATGTCGCCTTTCAATCGGCGAATACGTCCCATAACCCGCCTTCACTCGGCGACGTGTCTCAGCGGAAGCTTGTGGCCCCCGACGTTGAGGCTCGCCTTCAGCAGGTCGCCGGGCTTTCCGACCCTCGTCACCTTGTCGACGTAGCCAAACCCGACGTACATGTCGGCGTTCGTATAGTGGCCGTAAAAATTGAAGACCTGCTTGACGCCCTTCATCCCAGCGAAGTCCAGAGCGTCGAGCCCCCCGGCCAGAGTGTACGGTCCTGAGTCGGCGACTATCCCGGCCCCCGTCTCTCCGACGGCTCGCCGGAAGTATACCCCGAGGGCCTGGACGTCAGCATTGGCGTTTAGGGCCGCGATCACCTCGTCGGCGGTACTGATAGGTTCCAGAAGATCAGTATCGAGATCGACGATGATGGCGTTGCCGACGACGGAAACTGCCAGGGCCTCGGCGTCGTTGTCCTGGAAATCAAAACTGATGGAGTTTCCGGCGGTTCCCCCCGCCAGGTGGTGGCATCGGATGTGGCTGTTTGCGTTCCCCCCAGAGGACACCGCCTCGGCCTGTTTCTTGGTGTCGAAACATTCTAGCTTTCCGTTCCAGTCATCGAGGCCTGGGGCCCGCTGTCTGGAGGTGTCGCCTTCGGCGGTCATGTCGTTCATGAGGGTGAGATCGTCGAAGGTCGACACGGCACAGCCGAAGAACTCGGTCGGCGTCAGATACTTCCCGGTAGCGCAACGGACGAGGTCTCCCTCGTTGAGCCCCGACTCGACGACGATGTACCCGGCTGCATACCAGATCTCGTCCGGTGACAGAGCGAGCCAGTCTCCGGCCCCTTCGTCCTGGTATTCGAACGTCGGGACGACCGTATCGTTCATCATTCGCTTGGCGGAGTCGGCGATTCTCCAGATGGAATATCGATCGTATCCTCCCCATTTCGAGGCCGAGAAGTCGACCTCCTCCATGGCCTCGTTCGAATAGTTGTTGTCCGAGCCTATCCCCCGATAGACTCGGACATATGATCCCGGCTTCGGGCTCAGGCTCATGATCTATCTCTCCTCTCAGATCAGGTCTCGGCGACCCCACCCGTGACCGCAAACTCGACGACCATCTTCTGCATCTTCCCGACGGGCTCGGGCCGGCCGATCTTGGAAACGTAGGCCGTGAACGTGAACGTTCGGAGACCTTTCACTACTACGTATTCGAGGGCGGTATGAGCCGCTTTCGATGCTCGAATCTTGTCCTGGCCCGCGTCGTCATCGTCCTCGGCGAAGGTCGCCTTGGCCCCGGTGGCATCGTCCAGCCCCGGATGTCTCCTCTTGGCAGTATCGTCATCGACCGCATACTCTTCCATTTCGGTAACGTCGTCTATGTCGAACGAGAGACATCCCAGCGTAGTGGACGAGTCAGCCGTGAAGCTCAGGGTCGCCAGTCCATCAGGTGCTAATACCATTTTTCACCAACTCCTTTCAAGTTTTGACTTTGTGTACCGTAAACTCTGCCGCAAAAATAACACGCTTCTTATCGTCCATCCAGGTATTCGGCTCGCTCATATCCCAGACACAGCCGAAGACGTTCGGGATGGTCTCGCTCAGGTGGAGCGCATCGATGATCGCCCAGATGTCGGTCCGGGCCGACTGGACCGCCGCCGACTCGTCACTGGTGGCCCTCACCTGAATCTGGACTTTGGGGGCGAGGACGTCTCCGCCGGTGGCTATCTCGCCGGACCCTCTGCCCGGACAAATCAGGATCTGGTCGGCTCGGGCTTCGGACCAAAACCGGGCCTTGATCCGGCCGGCGGTGAATCCCGCAGTCACCAGGGCCGCATAAATGTCGTCCTCGACGTTGGTCATTTCAGATCCCCAAAATTCCCCACCCTAACAGAAGAACCAGAAGACAGAATCCTCCAGCCAGACAGCTCCTCCAGTTTTCAAGAGCTGAAATGCGGGTCTCCGTGCGGTTTTGCCAAGCACATTGATTATCGAGCTTTTTCCGGATATACGAGATGTCGCTTTTCATCTCAATGATACTGTCATGATCAGCATCGTCAGGCATCTACTCGGCCCCCGACAGGCTGAAATACTGGCGGACCAGAAAAGTACTCGCGGGCTCTGCGAGATTCGCTTTTGCCGGCCATCTCGTATCCCGCCCTATGGTTCCAGCAGCTCAACTGTCTGAGCTTGACTCTTCGAGCCGTAGTAGAATCCCATCACAGACCCGATTATGCCTGCCATGACCGTCATCCCAGCGTCATTCTTCGTGATGACGGTATAAGCGAAGATCGTGATGAGAAAAACGGCTATAATAAATCGTTTCGAGATTAACTCGGGTTCGACGTAAGTTTCCCATGGCATATCTCATCTCACCTCATCCGAAAATGCAGCTACGCAGGACGTACCCGTCGCCCGGCTTGCGGAGAAAATGACGAGCCGCCCCGTCGCCACACTTCTGCGGTTCCATCACGAGAAGCGTGAGCTTCCCATTCACATCGGCCACCGCCACGTTCATTTCGTGGGGCGTGGCCATCGACGGCGTCGTCTCAAAGATCGCCCGCCCGACGCACCAGGTCAGACCGTCGATCCGTTCGGCGAGAGCCCAGTAAGAATATTCTAGGGCAAAATCGTCGCAGTCAAAATCTTCTGTCCAGGGTCTCGGCATAATAGTTTTCGCCACCCTGACGAGATCGCGGGGCGTGGGGGCCGCCATTTTGGAGTCGGGCCACCATCCCCGGATGGTCGTTCCGATGATGTTCTTCGACCAGCTCGTATTCCTGAACGCTCCGAAGACGAGCTTGGCGGCCTCGGACCATGTGACCTCACGAGATGACAATTTCGTCCTCCCCCTCAAGCTCGCATGAGCCATTGGAACACGAGTCAATACTCGAGTATCCGAAGATCTCCTCTTCCCAGTCGGGCTTGATGTCGAACTCCTCGATGCAGCTTATGCAGGGTAGCCAGTCGCCTCCGGAGCCCGGTGGGACTACGCCCAGAAACTCGAACGTCCCTGCAGCGTTGACGCCCTCGAAGTAGGTCCTGGACCTGTCGGCCAGATGGCTCTTGTTGTTGATCGGAGTCTCTACGACGTTCTCGAAGTATGCCTCGGCGGCCTCGAAGGTATGGGACGAGCTGAGAGATTCGGCGTCGACTGACAGAGACGACGAGATGTTGATGGGGCCGAGTGATCGCATTTCAAGCCGGTGGACCCCGGTTCTATCCTCGGACGCTCCGCCGATGTACCTGTTCGACCACGCTCCGGGGTCGTCCGGGACCATAGATCCAGATATCTCCTGGATCGATCCAGTCGCGTTCCATTCGGTCACCTTCCAGATCTCAACCTCTCCGGTGCCTGAAAGCTGGCTTTTGGTTGCTGTTGATCCTGTCTCCACAGCGTCATAGCTCCAGAACGACCCCTCTCCAGAGAAGGTGCAGGTCACAGTGTCGGGGTCGTCCAGAGCCCCGGCCATACCGATGAGCAGGGCTAAGGTGGCTATGATTAGTACAGTCTTCATAATTTCAACTCCAAAAAATTAAGCGGTCGAAAAAGGGGCCTAAGTCACATCCGGTCAATCCTCTCCTGGACCATCGGGCCGAGCTCGGAGATTGTCTCGGCGAAAGTGTCCCGGATGAATCCAGCCCGCCCGACGGTATGATTCAGTGAGCGGTCGAGCTCCTGCCTCAGGATGTAGTCTTTCGCAGCCCCGCCTCCTCCCATGTGGATCATCTTGTTAGCGTCGTCCCGCTCGAAGGTGAGGCCCGCCCTCATCGTTCCGCCGGTCCTGCCCGACCCTGCTGGATACTGGCCGACGGGGCAGTTTTCGCGGGCCATCGGGAGCCATACTACCGAGGCGTATTGTTCTCCGGCGTCCATAGCGGCAGCTTCGGCCTTCTCGATGCAGACCTCGGGATGCCAGTCGATTCGGCCCATCGTCGCAGCCTACTTGTTTTTCGAACCGGTGCAGATCACCGTGGCGTAGGTGTCGCCCCTGTCGTTTTGGGGGCGGTCGATCTTGAGGACCGGAGGCGACTCTCCGTCGTAGGTGATTTTGTCGGTATCGTTGACGTCGACTTCCCCGTCGATCCAGATCTGGAGGACGCTCTTCTGGACTACACCACCGGGCCCGATCTCGATCTCGACATTTTTTCGGCGAGCAAAACAGTTCTGGGACGTCGCCGTCGCGTAGGTCGGGCCATGAAAGCCGTCCCCCGACTTTGCGGCGATGTATACCGTGTCTGTCAGGAGGTGGCCGAAGTCGTCGGCGAGGGTCTTCCCGCTCACTCGTCGATCACCTTCCAGGTTGGGGAGGTGGTCTCGCTCGACTGGAACTCGACGGGGATGTTCGACGATCCGTCGATCGATACGTCCCTGACCTGGGAGATCTCAGAAGATGCAGGCGGCGTAAAGTCGAGATTGCCCCGAGCCTTCCGGGCGAGGAGGCGGCTGTGGATCCTCTCTATCATCGTGAAGCGTTGGGACCTCTTCGAGGAGATACCATCGAAATTGGTGTCGTTATCTTTCGCCGCCCCGGCGAGGATCCATTCACATGCCAGGATGGAGGCGTCGACGATCGTCCCCTCCTCGGAGTAGGCCTGGGCGATCTCGGAATCGTTCAATAGGGGATCCGCGCTGTCGGTGTCTCCGATCGTCCGTCGGATCTGGTCTCTCGTCGTCGTGAAGTCGCTCGAATAGGTCCAGGTAGTCGCCGGGACCGAGGGGACGGGCTCGACCAACAGGGAGCAGGGCTCGCCGAGATGAGAGGACGACTCGCCCCACTCGACGTATGCCGAAAGGGAATAGTAGCCCGCCAGGTCGAGGTCACCGTCGACGGACGTGTACTCGATCGATCCCGGCGTCTCGCTTTCGGTGGCCGTCCAGGTGGCGGTCGTCCCGTCAGGTTTGAGGACGTGGATCTCGAGGAGCGTCGCGGCTTCGAGGCTCTGGCCCGTGGCGAGGGTGATCAGCACCCCCACCGCCCCGGCATAGATCGTCATCTGGTCGACCCCCCTATCCTCTCATCCTCAAGCCGTCTCGCCGATGGTGATCGTCAGGGCGCCGGCCGCAAACGAGGCCGTGTCACCGTCGGTGATCGTCTTCTCGACAGTGAGCGGCCCATAGGCTATGATGGCAGCCCCCTGGTTCGTGGCGTGGTTGGCGATGAACCAGGTGTCCAGCGCACCCCAGTCTCCGCCGTCGGCCGCCGCGAACGTGATCGCGGCTTCGTTCGCTATCGATCCTTCAGACGCTGCCTGCCAGAGGTCGCCGTCGTTTGTGATCGCTTTTCGGGCGTAGCCGTTGCCGGACGGTTCTCCGGTCACGGTCCCGTCGTGATCGCAACCCGTACAGAGCCCGAAATACAGAGTTCCAGGAGCTGCTAGTGCAGCCGCTCCGAATAGCTCCTCAAGAATGTCGTGTCTCCAAGCCTCACAAAGTCCACTCGCCATGATTATCTCTTCCTAATTTTCTTCAGCCATCGCGATATCCGGCCTTTCCTCGGCGCCGGTTTTCCGCATAGCGCCCCCGTACCTATCCCAGCGTGGCCTTCCAGCTGGACAATTTCCCCTTTCGCCATCATTCAATCTCCGAACTATCTGAAACTGTCTTCGTAATTCCAGAACTCAAATTTTTGCGGATGAAATGGTATATCGTCGCTGATGAGGACGCGCTCGACGGCGATGCAGCCGATCCGAAGAGAGCCTGGGACAGCCGAGCCACCGCAGACGAGCTTGACGGCGATGCAGCCGATCCGAAGAGAGCCTGGGACAGCCGAGCCACCGCAGACGAGCTTGACGGCGATGCAGCCGAGCCGAGAAGGTAGTGGAGGTATCCGACTTTCCCAGCCGAGCTCGATGGCGACACCGCCGAGCCCAGGAGAGGGCGCACGGTGATGTCAAACCAAGTCAACGCCGCCAGCTCTGACCACGTTGCATCCTCTAATTCGCTCCACGTATTCATTGTTTCCTTTTAGTTTTTGTTACAATGTTTTGAAGGTCCTGGAACTTCTCGTTCTGAGTCACTCCCAAAACTGTAGCCATATCAGCCACCTGCTCACGTATTGCAGCTATCTGGTCATCTATCAAGATCAGAGATGTGATCGATGCCCCGGTAGCATGATCTTGGATCCGCTTCTTGGCCTCGTCACTGAGCGACATCGAATCCAGCCTCCTGATCTGCCAGCGCCTGCGCTTTCGCTATGATGGCATCTTTGGCACGTTCCAGGTAGTATTCAACTGCCTCTTTGCCCGGACGTATTACCTCGCCGAGAGATAATCCGATCCTATGACAGTCGTATACGTACTCTGTGATCTCTTCACCATCCTCGCCCTCAGTGGTCTCTATGCGCTCATTCCAACGCACCAGGAGATCCCGGACCTCAAAGGTTCCTATGGCGTTCTGGGAGATTCTCCCGAGCTCATACCACGGTTTTTGTACTGAAGATCTATCTTCCATGTGTGTACCCCTTTTTCAGCAACGGGTTTGCAATTCCAAGTTCACTCGCTGACCTGTTCATGACATCTTGCAGTGATTCATTGTTTATAATATATTTTGTAGTTAGATTGTATCCGTTGCAGAACTCTATCCATCCTATATAGGACATCACAGAACTGATGAGGGACTGAGGATCCATTTGCTCGCCGTTCTGGCAGATGAGTTTTACTTTGGCTTTGAACCTGCGAGCTGCACGCTTTCTCAGAATTGAGTGGGTCCTGTATGTTCTATACCCCAGAAAATCAATTCCTGCAGAGTCGACTGGTATAACTTTGCTTGACGGGTTCAAGACTAGCTGTAACTCATCCGCTAAATAGTCCTTAATCTCTCCCAGCATGGTTTTGAGGTGATCTCTGTCGCTGCTCAATATTACTCCGTCGTCACCGTATCTTACATAGTATCTGCATTTGTTCGTCTCTTTTATCCATCGGTCTAACGGGTTCAAGTAGATTTGAGCCAAATATTGAGACAGATAATTCCCAATAGGTATGTTGGTGTCACCGCCTGGGCTGCGTATGATCTCTTCCAGAAGCCACAGCGTATCTTTACATTTTATTTTTTGGCTTATTAGATTTAACAAAATGTCATGATTTACGGTAGGATAAAATGAACTGATATCAAATTTGAGGCAATACTTAGTGTCGTTGGTGTTTTTCAAGAACTTGCGCAACTTGATTATGCCTGCGTGGAGCCCTCTTCCTGGGATCGCAGAGTACACGTCGTCTATGAACAATCTGTCCCAGATGGGTTGTAAAACGTTCATTATTGCGTGGTGTACTATCCTATCAGGATAATATGGCAGTTTATATATTATACGTTTTTTAGGCTCGTAAACTAGCTTGATTGTGTATTCAGATGTTTCGTATGTTTTATTGCAGAGAGAGGATCTAATTTGTGAGATGTGTTTGAGGGGGTCACCATCTACTAGCCTGACCTCGCCGTAATGACCTTTGCCCCGTCTTGCTTTCCCGTGGGCTTCCAGCAGATTCTGCTGAGCGCATATTCTGGGGTACAGGTTGCCATGGCGTTTCATGCCGGACCTCTTAAAGCCTCGCCACGACACTGAGCGTTCTCGGTGAAGGTACTAGCACAGTGCCATGGATAGCTATGTGTTCGACCTACGAGGTTCTGGTCGGGTGCTGTTCGAGACTGAGCTCTCCCGAGCTCGGGCTGCGTGCCAATGTTCCGATTCGAATTCGACGCCACGTTATTCGCATTCCGGTTACCGAAACCCGTATTCGTGCCGTTATTCCAATTCCTGCTGGCTAGCAAGCTTTATGCACCTCAACCAATCCTAAGTTTAGGACAATGAATAATATCTGTCGATTTTGATTATCTTCGCCAAGAACGGTATTTTGTCCTTATACTTCTCTATCTGATCTGACAATATTTTTGATCCGGTGAAAACCACATATTTTATCCCGTCTAGCTCTATTTGTAACGAGAGATATTTTGTATTGCCTGACGCTTTGTCGTTATACTTACTATCGCGGATTTTAAAACCTGTGATGAGGATTTCGAGGTTGAGTGCCTCGTCTATCCTCATCTTTTCGCCCTCCAGTCGTTTTTCCTCCTCTGCGAAATCCGCAAAACGTGGGTAGCTCAAATCGCTCTACCCCCTACAAGAACTCGGGCCGCGCGCCAATGCTCCGAGACGAAAACGACGCCACGTAATTCGCATACCGGCCACCGAAACCCGCATTCGCGCCGCCACTCCAACCCCCGCCGGCCAGCAAGATGTTGCTCTGGCCCGCGTTGTGGGCATACCAGTAGTCGGCCACGTATGTCGAACTAGACCCGGCTACCGCGGAAGCGATGATCAGGAACTTCGTTAAGTCTTCGAACAGTATGCCAGATGCATACCCATCATCTACGATTGGCACCGCTGCTGAAGATTCATAATCCCCTGCGCCGATCGGGCACGCTGACGTACCAGTTCCATTTCGCTTCAGTACGCGGTATTCTGCATCAACCGCATCCCACCCAATAACGAATTGATAGATGTTGCCCCACGGATTCTCTATTCCTCTCCATACAATCGGTGTGTATCCGTCACTTCCGGTTCCAGTTCCGGTCCCATTGGTCCCTATATTGGTGTCAGCAGAGTCGGCACCGTTTTCCTCTCCGGCGAATCCAGTCCCTGATGCTTTGCTCGTGATGCCTGCTCCGAGGCCCACACTCGTACTCTGGCTATTGAAATTGCAAAACTCGATGACGTAGAGCCAGAATAGCAAGTCCCAAGTCCAAATGTTGCAAATGTGCCATCTGGACCCGTACGACCCTGCATAATCCTCGGCGCCTTGCCTTGTCAGCGAGAGCGCTGACCCGGCCTCCGTGGTGGCTGCCACGGTTGCTTCACTGACCTGAATGTTCTCTGGGTTGGTCCAAGCAGACCATTCAACTCCGGGGAATTTGACCCAGATGTAGCCAGCTGCGTCTCCCCCGACCCATGATTCGGATAAAACGCGAACAGCCACTACAGTTCCTGATTTGCCTGACGTCTCGCCAGTGACGACATCGCCGACGCTGATTTCAGAGGTTCCCGTGCCGAAGGGGATCTTGCCGATGCACCCCCCCGTCCAGGGTTGCTCACCCGTCTTCGAGATCAAATGCTCGTTTCCGCTGTCGTCCACGCCGAGGCATCCGGCATAGGCTCCGACGTAGATTGCGGCCTTTTGCGACCCACCGCCTTGTAGATGCGCGGGGCTGAAATTAAATCCAGGATATGCATACGGCGATACCCACCAATACTGATACTTGCCGTCCTTTTTCGCCCGCAAGTAGCAGCTCGGTACCTCCACCATGACCTGCCCGGCGCTGCCGTCGAGGGTGAGACCGTCGCCTCTGGCATTTGAACCGTATGTGACAGTTCCGTCGGCTGTGACTGTGCATCTTCTCATCCCGCCCCAGATTGGATGGGCGTCGAACCGCTCATGCGACCACTGGTCGATTACCTCCCCATAAACATTGACCTGTTCCAGCTGGGGCGAGCTGTTGCTAGTATCCCACCTGACGCCCACGATCTTGTCGGTCACGGCGTCAGCATACCCCCAGCTAGATCCATTGTATCTCCGAACTGCGCCTGCACCCAGGTCGTATACTTCCAGACCTGACCACGCTGTGATGAAGGCCCATGCTGATCCATGATAGTGCGCTATGTCATTCTCGTGGCCCGCCCAGTCTCCCGAAGCCGGCGCCGTGACCAGGTACGCATCGTCTTCAGCTGGCGATCCTGGCGGCGTATTTTGGGCCGCCAGAATTATGCCGCGTCCGAATGCTTTCATATATATCAACCACCAAATTATCTTATTGCCATCATACTTAGACTGAACGTAAAGCTCTGATCTTGGCCCGGAGGTACGGCGCTACCGGCCCCTGTCGGACGTTGCCAGCTGGTAGAGATCCGTCTTTTGTGGCTCCTAGCTGGGCCGTAGAACCAACGAGATCATACCAAGTCAGTCCGCCTTCGGTTCCCCCATTGGTATTGATGATCGCGAGCTGATTGGCAGCAGATCCAGCCCCCAAACATTGAGCAAAGCTGATTATGTCGTTCCAGGTGGTTCCGCCGTCGGGGCTTTCCTGGATGTAGACGTTGAGGGTGTCGCCCGCGTCGGTGGCAAGGGCGGTGACGTCGAGTAGGAAGAAGAGGGCCTTGATTCCGGGGTCCAGCTTCACCGTGTCGGACGTTCCGCTCGCGGTCCTAGCAGCAGACTCAAGAAGAGGCACTTCGACCACCTCACGCTATTTTTTTGCAGAGAGCCACGACGGAATACTGACCCGCAGACCTGTCGGCTCCGGCTCCGGTGTAGATGTAGATGTCGGCGCCTTCGGCCACCTGGGCGTCAGCCGTCCCGACTCCGATGGCTGCGACCTCAGAGTTTACATGGTTCATGAAGACCGTGTCGCTCATATCGAGCGTCACCGATCCGGTCATGGCGGTCGTTCCTGCAGCCTCTTTCGCGAGCTTCGTCTCGTCGTCAACAGATCCGCCCGCCTTCGCTTCTATCAGAGTGAAGACGACCTTCAGTACTTCGAGCTTGCATGGGGCGGCGTCGGTCAGTTTGGTGGCCACTGCTGTCGCGGCGCCTCCAAAGTCGTGAGTCACCGGGCCGATCCAGAACGTAGAGGCTACCTCGTCATCTGCAGCCAGCAGCGGCTCTGTAATCTCTCCATCGGCGATCTTCTCGGTAGTGACGGCGTCGTCGGCGATATCGTTCGTCTTGATTTTGAATATGGGGGGAATGGGGCCCCCGCCATGAGTCAGTACCATAGACACCACCTCACATGATACCGATCTCGACGAAGGCGTTGTTCGAGTGGAATATCATCCCCACGTCCTGGTATAGGTGGACCTCTCGGTTTCCGATGGGTACCCGGGTGTACTCGGCATCGATGGTGATAGCCCGAGCCTGAACGAGCTCGGCCGCCTTCCGGGACTTGCAGACGATGTAGACGTAGCCGTCGGCGAGCTGATCGTTTCGGATGGCCCAGGAATCCACAGGGGCGGAGTCAGACCGTCCGAACAATCCGCATACCGATTTCCAAATGGGCTGAGACGCCGTCGAGTATGGATCTTTCTGGTCGAGGGCGTCGAGGCTGTTGGCGTTTCCGACGAGGTAGAGGTCGGACAGCCGGGCCCGGAACTTGGAGTCGAGGAGACTGCGGCCCAGCAACAGATCCTCATAGATGTTCCGAGAGCCGCCGTCGTCAGTGAGCCAAGCCCCGTTGTTGTTGTACGTCCCCCCACTGGCAGCCACCTTCCCGTTGCTGTTGGCCCTGGCGGCGGTCAGAAGTCCGGAGACGTTCGCGCCGGTGTGGCCGTTGATGAAGACCTTGTCCTCGCCCCGGAAGATGAAGTCCATGCAGGCCTTGATGTACTGATTGTATAGCTGGGGCTGCTTGTCCATGTCGTCTTCGGAGATTGTGAAGTAGTCGGGCCACCGGTAGATCTTGGCGTTGTCGCCAGAGGCTCCGATAGAGACTTCGGACCCTGCAACATTCTTGGCCCGCGGGATGACGTCTTTGGAGGTGGCGTCGAGTCCGATACGTTCGTACTCGTCAGCCGTCGGCTCGACGTCGGTGTTGAGGTATACGACCTTTCGGGCGAGCTGGTTGTCGAGGTTATCGTCGTACCAGTCCCCGACCGCGTCATACCAGACCTCAAGGAAGTTGCCGGGAATGGGGGCGGATTTATAGAGTGAGTCTGCTGTCATTTTGATTCACCTCACTTGATCAGTTTTACTTTGCATGGGAACAGCCGCGTGACGAGATCGTTGTCGGATACCGTGAGGGCCACAGTAGACGGCCAAGCGAGCGTTATTACGGTGGCGGTGACGGCTGCAACTTTGTTCACCTGGCATGCCCCATCGAGGTCTTCGAGCAGGATGAAATCTCCGGCCGAAAGTCCCATGTTCGTGATCGGGTCGCCGTCGGTCATGGTGATGGAAGTTGCGCCTACGGCTACGTCTGATGCAGGGACCTTGTATTTTCCAGATCCCATCGTGACGGCTTCGAGAGCTTTGGCCACGGTGGCTATCGTGAAGACCGTGCCAGCGTTCGACCCGGCCTCCTCGAGGATGCCGTGGGCCGAGGTGGACCCGTCGCCGAGGGCGGCCACTTCGAGGAAGTCGCCGAAATCAATGTTGACGTTCGCTCCGTTCGGGGTTACGAGGGCCATGCCCTCTTCGCCGACTACCGGGACGGGGTCGTACTGCTCATATCGGCCGTCATACCCGCCTTTCGGGACGAACTTTCTTTTGTCAGCCAGGCCGAGGATGCTGGTCTGGGCGGTGGCAGGGGCCACGGTTTCGGCGTCCTGGGTCAGGGTAGATCCGGCGATGGCAGCTCCGAACACTATGGCGGATGCCGCGGGCCAGCTGCCAACTGACTTACTGTTGGTGGTTCTGATATCTCTTGTTACGGCCATGATCATTTCCTCCCGAGGAGCTTGTCATCCGCTCTCTGTTTCGCCTCTTGGACGGCATGAATGCCGCTACCTCTGGCGACAGGGTTTCCTCTCATCTGGCCCCGCTCCTGCCTCTGGCCCATCAGCTTGTGGCTGTGCTCCCTGGCGAACGCCACTGGGTCGGACTGGGCGAGGGCGAAGAGGGTCTCAGCCTCGTCTTCGAAGCCGGGTTTCAGGCTCTGTCTGAACTCGGCGACCTTGCGGGCCGTTCTCTCCTCCTGGATGGTCGTTTCGAGGGCTTCGAATCTCTCCTCGAGGGATGGTTTCTCGGCCTGCTTTTTGGCGGCGGGGGACGGTCCTTTGGGCCCGGAGGTCTCTTCGACCGTCCCCTCCTGTGCGCCGCCTTCCTTCAGTTTCGGATCTTCTATCATGTGGTTTCCTCCGTTGCGGTTTTTCAGCGATTCTGCTGCGATAGCGAGCGTTGCGGGTCCTGATTCGATGTTGAACCCGGCGCCGTCTTCGGGCGTGACTACGCCCTGTTTCACGAGCGAATACTCGAAGAAAACATAATGCGGCTCTTCGACCGCTTCGTATGGGACCTGCTCGCCCGTCTTCGGGTCGGTCCAGGCCCCGCTTTCGAATTTCAGGTAGCAGGCGAAGTAGAGGCTACCGTCCAGAGCGTCACCCGACTCGATCGCCTCGGACTCTTCTGGGGTCAGGTATCGCCGATAGAACTCGGTGATCGCGTTCACTCGCCGCCCTTCGGCGTCGAACTTCGGCGACCTGAGCTGGCCCACCCTCCGGGCGTCGGGGTCGAGATTCTGATGATTGATGAGGATCGGAATGCCTTCGAGCCATGTCGCTTCCGGGCCGAACTTCGCCGCCTCTCTGAGGACGGGGATCCCATGGCCCCAGAACACCCCCTCGATTATGGGGACCGTTGGGACAAAGATCGAAGTCTCCGTCTTTTTGATGCGGCTCGCCTCGAACGAGACGGCCACCGTCGAAAATTTGTACTCAGAAATGTCCGCCATAAGTGGCATAACCCCCTCTCTCTTTTTCGCAGAAATGGGCCTGATTCCTTCGCAACATCGGCAAAGTGTGTGCATCTTCGCGATCGTCTCGCCCGTCGATGGATAGACGCCGTCGGGGAGAGGCCGGGCCTCGCCGGTGTTGGCGGCGCAGGTGTCGCAGATCCGGTCGTCTGGGGTGGTGATGCGGTAGGCCTCGTATTTCGCCGGGTCGACTATGCCTCGGCTGCAGGCGTCTTTGGTCGTGTAGAATTGGCCCCGGTTGGCGGCCTCTGATGTTTCGTTGGTGGCGATGACCCCGGCCCGATACTTCCGTTTGCGGTCGGCCTCGGCGGCCAGCCAGCGGTCGATCTCGTCGCGTGGCAGACCGTCCTCGGCCATCTTGCGGGCCTGGTTCTCCAGCCGTTCGGTCTCGTCGGGGGTGAGGCCGATGAGGTCTTTGATGTACTCTGCCTGGTCTCGGATGGTTCGGCCGCTGAAGTAGCCGCGATGTACGACCTCTCGGATAGCTCGCCTGGTGGGCTCGTCGATCTGCTCGACGAGCTCGGCGCCGTGGTCTTCGATCCATTTGAGGGCGTTGGGGTCGTTGAGGTCGTAGCGGAACCCGCCACGGGTGACCTGCTCGATATAGTCGGACTCGGCCTCGGCGGCCTTCTCCATCGTGGCCTTGATCTCGTCGGAGATGTCGAACTCATCCCAGTGGACGAGGTCGGAGGCTCGGCCAAAGTCGCCCCGTTCCAGGGCGGACTCGAAGGCGTCCCAGTCGGTCTCCGATAGGGTCGATTCGATCCACTCGAAGTATTTCTCGGAGACGGCCCGCGAGTCGGAGTCGATGATCTCCTCGAGGCGGGAGCGGAGGGCGTCGTCAGATGTGGCCAATTTCGATCACCGGATCAGTCTATTCCCCAGCCGGGGTTAGGGGCGATGTCGCTACAATGTAGCCGCTGCCAGTTCTCGTCACAGAACTCTATGATGCTCGGTAGATCATCTCTTTCGCAGGACATTTCAGCACCCCTTGACTGAATCCGACGAGCCAGCTTTGCCGGTCGAAGAGGTCGAACTCGTCCTCCTGGCATCGGTACAGGCTCGCATGGATCAGATCGATATGTTCCCAGTTCATGCGTCGAGCCACCAGTGGGTTACAGGATCTAATTTTTCCAAAATTCACTCCCAACACTGCCCCCACGTCGACGCCTCTGAGCGCCTTCCTCTCTTCGTAGAGCCGCGCCCGGGTTGCGTCGTCGAGGGCAGGGAGACCCCGCCTAGACCGCGCCTCGTCGATGGTGCAGACGCCGCCGGCCAGGTCTTCCCGGGCGTTCTTGGCTTCGGCCTCCTGGTCGGCAGGAGCCCAGGACCACCAGTCGAACTCCATCCTGAGATCGAACCCGTTCCATTCGAGCCAGTCCGACCAGAGCCGCTCCCATGGCGCCCCGTAGGTCTCGCGTTCGGTCGATATGCGGCGGTCGATCAGGTCCTTTTCAGGAGCGCTGGAGACTGAGACGGCCTGGGCGACGCTTTCGAGGATAGCCTTGTGGAACCAGAAGTCGAGGATCGCCTTCTCCAACTGGTCCCTGATCTCCCAGGGATTGAGGGGCATGGTGACCTTCGGGTACTGGAGCCGCATCCCAGCGATCGAGAGTTTGGCGGTATCGTAGCCCTGCCTCTCTACCATCCCCCGGGCGTAATCTTCGACGGCGGCCGGTGTGAGGCCGGTCGCTCCGTCGGCGTTGAGGGCGGCGATCTCTTTTCCGTCGACCTGGGCGATCTCGTTCGGCACGGAAACCCGCCGGGCCGCGATCATCCCATAGTCGCAGATTGTCTTCCACTGCTCGACGATCGGAATCACGGCCTTGAGATGGCTGGTCGACGCCGGGATCGTGGCGTCGGAGATGAAGAGGATCCTTTCGGGGTCGAGCTCGACGGTGGTCGTCCCCTGTCGCTGGTAGAATCGGGTCTCTCTCGCCCGGGCGTCGTAGACGATGCCTGGGAGGATCGAGTCGGATTTGGTCGTCCCATAACTCGCGCCGCTGGTGGGGGCCCGGTCGAAGCTGTCTCCGGGGAGGAGCTGGACGTCGTCGAAGTTCTGCCATTTCCCGTCGTAGGCGAGAGAAAACTCGCTGATAGATGATCGATATGCCGCGCCATCGATGAAGGCGCCCTTGATCAGGCCGAGGGTGCCGACGTTCTTGATCATCCCGACCTGGCCGATCCGGGCGTTGATGCGCTCGGCCTCTTTTTTCGCCAGGGCGATCTTCTTCTGTTGTGTGTCGTCTCCCTGGTCGAGGGGGGTGGGGTTGAATTCGAAGCCTGTGAACGCGAGCTCGGAGAGGGCAGTGAGGGCGCTGAATACCGGGACGACGGTCAGAGCGTCTGCGAGGGTGGCCGGGGTGTAGGTCCGGGCCCGGTAGTTCGTCGGGTACGATCCCGAGGCTACGATGACGGGCTGGCCTGACATGGACCCGGTGGAGGCTTCGCGACCCTGTCGCCATCCTCGGATGTGGTCTCTGAGCTTCATTCAGTCCTCCGGTATGTCGTCTTCTAGTATCGATATCAGGCGGTCTAATCTCTGCAAGAGAAGGGTCCACTCCCTCCTCTCATCGTACAGGGAGCGGGTGAAGCGGTCCATCGTTGGGAGCCGCGGTTATGTGACGTTTTCGGGTATTTAGCGGGCCGATGTCACCGAACCCCAGGGGGCAAGCCGAACCCCGCTGACCCCACCACAGGGGACGACGGGACGGTGAAGACGATCTTTCCCGTGTCAGCCAGGATCGCAGCTATGCAGAGCTCCAGAGAGTCGGGGCCGTCGTCGTGGGCTTTTGGGTTGGGGGCCGCCTTCAGTTGGGCGATCAGCTCAGGGTATTTCTTCGGCCAGTCGGTCCGGAAACAGAGCTGGCCGTTCGCGTAATGGGGCTGCATCGATCGGATACGGTCCGTCTTCGGGACGGTGTTCCAGAACGTCTCGAAGGGGACGGCGACGTGGTCTTCGGCCATGGCCGCCCGGAGGTTTCGAACGAATAGCGAATCTCCGGGGGCGCTTTTGGCGTGACCCAGAGAGTTAGATTCTATTCTGAACTTCGAATAATTGTATTGAACATGATGCTCGACGATCTTCCTGATAGATGTCGATTGAGAGTCCACTGAAAGGTCGCAGTCCCAGACGAGCCATCGCTTGTCAGGGAGGACGAGGACCGTGATCAGGCTGGCGTAGTCTGCCCCGCCTTCGGACGGGTCGAGCGCCCCGTATCGCTTGCACTGGTTGAGGTCGACCTCGGCCGGGTTGACCTTGTGCATCAGGTCTGGATTGAAGATCTGACCTTTAGCATCGAGGGGATGTTGCTGGTATAGGGCCTCCCAGTAGAACGGGCCGACAGCCAACCGCCGCCTCTCCAGCCAGGCCAGCGAGAACCGTTCGGGCCAGTAAGGGTCCCCAGGGGATCGGCCCAGGGGGTCGGTCGCATCCTCGGAGATCGCCGGGATGCTGACGACGTCCCACTCCTCGCCGTCCTCGGATTCCATCTCCTCGACGAGACGGCCCACCAGGTCGTCCTCTGCCCATCGCGTCATGATAACGACGATGGCCGAGTCTGGGGCTAGCCTCGTATAGAGGGTGGAACGATACCAGTCCCATATCTTGTCCTGGACGACTTTCGAAGACGCCTCCTCGGCGTTCTTTACGGGGTCGTCTATGATCGCTATGGCGGCACCGCGGCCAGTTATGGGACCTCCGACCCCGGCAGCGACGAGCCCGCCCCGGTGGCCTTCGATCGACCATTTGGCGACCGAGGCGCTGTCGCCAGATACTCGAGTATTCCAGAGACGAGGCCCCCATTCTCGGAGGGTGTCTCTTGCGATCCGGGAGAAGTCGTATGAAAGCTCGGCGGCGTATGTGGAGAGGATGATTTCGAAGTCGGGGTTGCGGCCGAGGGCGAAGGCCGGAAACTTCTTCGAGCAGACCTCAGATTTTCCGCCTCTAGGAGGTAGGCAGAATATAGCGCGGTCCCGACCGCCTTCGCCTCTTGCGGCGGCTTCGAGCTCTTCGAGCTTCGAGGTGATCAGTTCCAGGTGGTGGGCTCGTTTCCATCGCCCTCCCCCGTCCAGCTCCAGGAAGTCGAGGAGGTGGCGAGATGCCAGGATCTCCCGAGCTCGCCGATTAATGCCCGTCTTCTGTCGCGAGGATAAGGGCGCGGAGCTGGGCATCTGTCAGGCCCTCCAGGGCGTCGGCTTTCCGGCTTTCCGGGTCGTCGCCCGCGATCTCTTGGCTTTGTTTGATCGCCTGGACAGCCATCCTGGCCCCGAGATCCCAGAGAGGAGACACCGCGCCATAGGAGAAGGTCCTCTCCTGGCCGTCGGCTGTATAGTACTTCGCGCCTTTGTCCAGGCTCAGGAGCTCATCCGCCCTGACCTTGATGCTATTGAGGAGCTCCAGGTCGTCGATGATCCGGTCCTTCCCGGCCTCGAACCTTTCCTCCCGATTCTTCTCCCGCTCGGCGATCCACTGGTTGGTGGCCGCGGTCTGGAGGTCGAAGACTTCGGTCTTGTAGCGATGGATGGTCCGCCATTTCTTCGGCTCGCCGATCGCTTTGGCTATGGCTTTGGGGCTGTGGCCCTTGGCAAGTTGTCTTTCGATCTCGTCAATGTATCCCGCGATAGATTCAAAAGCCATAACAAGCGACCTTGACAAATTGACAGAGCGTTGTCAATCTCTGACAACACGATATCGGATGGAGGTTTTCATCTCAGAAGTCCCATAACCACCCTCCACACTCGCCACGCCACCGCCGCGAGCATCCATTCGCCCTCGACGAATACGTCGAGCTGCCAAGGGGTCGGGCGCCGGAGGACGAGGACCAAAGCGAACTCGTAGAAGACCAGGACCGACGCCATGGGATCATAGCGACGCTGGCCGCCAGGAGGAGGGCCGTCGTCTTTTCGGTCCCCAGGATGACGGGGACGGTCCGGATGCCGTTGGACTTGTCGCCCTCGACGTCCCGGACGTCGTAGAGGGTGCAGTCGACGAACGTCGCCACGAACATGAACCACCAGACACCAAGGGCCACTGATGGTTGGACCCCGCCCTCCACAGCCGGGACGAGAGCGACTATCGTCGCCCAGGAGGCTGCCACCCACGGACCTTTGAATGGGGGGATAGGCTTGATCCTCGAATAGAGGCCGAGCGCGAACAACGGGACCAGGCACAGGACGGCCGCTGCTGGGGTCGCCAGCCAGGCCAGGACGAGTGCGAGGACGTAGGAGCCTAATGCCGCAGATACAGCGAGCTTCTCCCTGCCCCGGAGGGTTGCGGCCCGGTGGGGGGAGTTGATGGCGTCCTCATCGAGGTCGCCGATCTTGTCAAGGCTGTAGACGCTGAATGATATCAGCCCCGCCGCCGAGCATATCAGATAGTTCGGGGGGAGCGTGAGGAGAATATATCCGATGCATGCCTTGAAAAAACCGAGAGCGGCTGAAGTAGCAGAAGTCGCCGAAAGAAGCGTCCACAGCCGAAGGGCTGCATAGGTCATAGATTTGGTAGGGTATAAGCGGCGGCCCCGTTGCGGAGAGGGCCGCCGGGAGGGATGGGTATTGGCATACCCGATCAATATGAGCCAGGCCGGGATTCTTTCACCCGGCCCCGGTCACGCGAACCCGGGGAGACGCTGGGGAGGATCGGCCCCAGCAGGACTCTATCTTGTCGGATATAGGAGGTAAAGCAAAGAGGGACACGACATGGCAGAAGACTGCCCCTCAAAACTCAAAATAAGATTGCCTCCCCGGATGGTAACAGTGATTGTGATTTTTTTTTCGATAGCTATTGCAATATTTGTCCAGGGGATCAGGCCCCCGCCCCCTATGCCACGACCCGCAACACACGGATCAAGTCAAGGTCCGACTTCCTCATTGGTGGCTCGCTGTGATCGTTCCAGATCAGCCCGCACCCACAGGCCGCGTATCCCCGTTCATCAAAACGCACCACGTCGCCGCAATCTGGGCAACGGACGGCCCCACTGGCCTCCACAGATACCTCCTGCCGGGACCAGATGAGACAGGCCTTGACGCGCTCAGATCTCCAGCTTTGACCTGCCTTGGAGTGGTGTTCGGTCGCAAGACGGCCGCGCGGCATTTTTCGGCGGCTTCGTGGTGGCTTCCTCACTTCCTCAATATAGGGGTTCAAGATATATATACCTTACTCATGCACCAGTGTCAGCAACAGGCGACAGCCCGAAAAGGATGAAATAAAATATATAAGGTCAAGTTGCATCTATATATGTTTTAGAAGAGATAAACGTCGTTATTGGTCATTTTAAGAATTATTTAGAACATCTTTTAGTGCATCGTCCCCAAATGCTCGCTTTACTGCTGCTACAAATTCGTCCCCATCCCATCTGGCCAGCGATTCCAGGACCGCATCCATTGATATAGCTATACCATCGTCGCCCACGAAATACCTCCAAACATGCGATTCTGTCGTCAATTTGTAACGGGCAGATAAATAATCATCGGTTACAATGTGAAAGTATTTCCCCCACCAGACAACTCAAGCATTTTCTGTTTGATGGCTCTAACATCCACTAAGACAAAATCTGCGGCCCTCTGCTCAAGAGATGCGATGCCTTTCGCTGACGTTCGTACGGACATCGTCGGCTGCCCCTCCCCCCTGAAGCCTTCAATAGAGTCCAGATATCCCAACGCTATCAACGCATTTATATAAAGTACTCCACGGATGTGCTGAAAGCGGATTCCTGATATTACATCACTTTTATATATATAATCGGTGCCACCACAAAACTCTAAGATTTCGACGATTATCTCGGCGTCTCCCCTTTGCGCGCGCGTCACCTTTTTATCACCAACGCCATGACGCGTTTCGGCTTTATATCGTTTATTCTCGTCGCGAATCGTCACTGATGCAACCTCCTGGATCTAGCGTATATTTATCATACGAATTTCGGTAGATTGTTCATATTATTATTCTATCATATATTGATATATTTGCTCGCTTTTGGCAAATGTGTCTGATACCGTTGGTTTTTTTGGCTTTTTCTGATCGGCCCGCGTGTAGCATTACCAAATTATTCACCTGACACATACACTTGTGCAACTACTACTTAAACATTTTCCATCGCTGGGATTGCTGGAAAATCACCCAGAGGAGGAAAATGATATATATGAGTTTATTATACAGTGAAATCATGGAAAAACCTGAAACGTTTTTTGCGACCATTGATCAGAGCGGCCGCATAACGATTCCAAAGGATACCCGGCAACGAACAGGGTTAGGCCACAAGGACTTAGTAGAAGTGAAGATAGTACGATCAATAGATCCGCTGGAGTGATTTGATGAAATTAAGAACTAGAATCCTCCCCGCCAATTTGACCAAGCGACCAGCGGGGAGGAGATTTCGTTTCGATGACATGTCCAACCCGGAAGCGACGCCAGGAAGGAACACCCCCTCCCCAAGACGTGGAAACGTAGATGGAGATGGAGATGATAGTCATGAGTTGTCGCGCATTCTTATATAGATATCCTGTTAGTCTCACCGGTGCGTCGCACACATGGGAGGGGTCGGGATGGTACTGAAATCATCTGGCTATCATCTCGAAGATGGATTGGATCACAGAACGTTTCATCGCCGGATGATCATGGGGCCGGACAGCCAATTCTATTCCATCACCATGATGTATGCCAAAAATGGATATGCGCCATTCGGGGAGATGGAATCGCTAACGGCTATCATTTTTATTGCATTAAGATATGACTTGATCGGGTGGTTGCGGTGATGGACCAGTTCCCGCGGATCGCCACAGCCGCCGACCCTGTCTTCGCTCTGATGGAGAAGGTCGAGAAGCTGGAGGCGAGGATCGAGGAGATGGAAACGCGACTTGAGAAGGCTAACGAGGATCGGGCTCTTGATATCGCATCCGACCGCCAAAGAATAACCAGGCTGGAGACCCCGGCCCCTGAAATCTCAGAGAAGACCGCCGAAGATCACATCAACCGCCTATTTTCCGAAATGCAACGCCTCAAGATCAAGCGCATAAAAATGAAGGACGCCGCCCGCTTGATGGGGATGACCGACCGCCAAGCCAAGAAACTCAAGCCCATGATAGCCGAAGATTCGAGATTTCAAATCGTCCGAGATCCAAGGCATAAACAGCGCCATCTCATTCAACTAATTTAGTAACAAAAACCGGGGAACTTCACCGGTTCCGGTTTGCCGGACTAATACCCGGCGGCTTAAATATCAATCTCTGGTCGGGATGTTCGGTCGGAGAAATATGATATTGTCTAATCGGAGATAGAGATAGATATGCAGAGAATAGTATATAAACAGAAGAACCAGGACCTAACCCGGACAGATGTCCTGGAAACCGGAACCGGGGAAGTTCCCTGGTTTATTTCCGCCTCACTGTCATAATTGACGAAAGGAGTTAGGTGACATGAAAACAGACAAGCGACACATAACCGCACCAACGATGTGCGGCACCATCCGCCTAATCCTGGCCCCCACCGAGACGGGCGAGGGAGTGGGCTCCGAGGAGAGAATAGCCGATAGACATACCGACAAGCGATCCAGATGGGGACGGATATGACATCCTACCGCCCCCCATGCACCTCCGACGACCTCTACAAGCGCCTCCCCACCACCGAAGCCGAGGCCATGACCTCCACCGAGCTCGCTGAGAAATACGGCTACTATCCATCAAGCGTCGTCGAATCGCTCGGCCGACTCGAAAAGCTATGCGCCAATCCGGCCCGCCCGGACCGCGTCGGGACGATCCGATGGATCGACCCCAGAAACGGCGATGAACTACAGCGGGTCTGGCTGGACAAAGGCGACGGCGCCCAGGACGACCGCCTCGAGCTCGAGGACGGTGAAGAGATCGAGGAGGAAGCCGAGGAGGAGGAGATGCTCTCCGAAGAGATCGACAACGCCACCGAGCATCAGGGCCTCCTAGCAGAAGCCTTCGACGTCGTCACCGACCAGGCTGGCCACCAGAAGGAGACGATCGACCTCGCCACCAACGCCCTGAAACAGTATACCGACGTCCCAGACGAGGCCATCGACCGGATCCGGGAGGTCTTCGCTCCGTCCATCCCCGGCACCGGACCCAAAATCGTGGGCGATGCGTTCGCCTCCGGAGTCCAGGAGGATGCCGCGCCCCAGGCCCCCAGGACAGAACCGAAGAAGACCCTGCCCCCACCCCTCCCGTGTTGGCAGGAGGTTGCCGCCGCCCTCCCATCAGTCGAGTCGGAGGCCATGACCTACCCCGACATCGCCGCCAAATTCCCCGGCCTCGACGCCGAGGGTGCAAGCCACCGAATCAAGGCGGCCCGGAAAGTGATGGGGGATCAGATCAGGTCCAGATTCGTCGCAGGCAGCCGCTACGCTTTCCATTGGCGCGACGGCCCGGCCCCCGAGATCCCGGAAGGTGGGCGCCGCAAAGCCAGAAAATCTCCCGCCAAAAAATTCATCACCCCATCGGAAGCGCTGGACCTCATCGGGAGGGGCCAATCGCAGGCGGTGAGGATGGGCGTCGAGTCCCAAATCAAAGCGTGGATCCGGGACGGGCTGATCGTAGCCGCCGACGTCCGGATGGTGGAGGACGGGATCGAGACGAGGCTGATGTATCCGGTGGTGGAGGCATGATCCCGCCTCACCACATCGTCATCCTGGGCGAATCGAAGAGCCGCGACCTCGAAGGCCGCGAGATCACCACCTACCATTTCATCGACGAGGACCGGCCAAAATCAGTCCTCCTGAAGGTGGAGAGGTTCGTCGCCGGGAGGGCCGCCGACAAAAAAGAGTACTGGCTTCCAAAAAGCATGATCAAGCTCCTCCCAAACCCGGTCCATCCCGAGAAGATCGAGGTCCCTACCTGGCTCTGGGAGAAGAAGCTCGCGGGGGAGTGACCGCGCCCCGGGAGGTTATGGGACGTTCGGCCACCACAACAAAGCAACCGTCCCATAACCTCTACTCTTCCCTCTCACTGACGACCTCGGCTATGATCTCCTCCGCCCGTCGATTCATATCTTTTCTTCCGATCCTGACCCACGCGTGGAGGTAGTCGTGATCGGGGCCGTGGGTGACGCTCTCGACCCGTAGCGAAGCGACCCGGCCCTCGAACTCGTCGGCCAGGATCTCGCAGACGTAGCGGTCCTCGTCGCCCTCAAGGTCCTCGGCGGCATAGCTGACGCCCTCGAGGACGACCATCGATCCATCGTCGGCCCAGAACATGTCCGGCGAAAATATCTCCTCGATGATGACTGACTGGAATGCTGCGGCCTGGGATGCCGCCATGATGGAGGCGACGAGGACCAGAAACCAACGCGAGGCGAGTTTCGTTTCATACATAGATGTCATGTCTTTTCCAAAATAGAAAAGTTTTCCGGCCGGTCGGGAGATGAGGGGGGAGGAGACGACCTGTTTCTCATTTCCTCCATGCCCCTCATGAGCTCGCTTCCATCGAAGCGAATCGCCACTATCTCCCCGGCCCGGAACTGCATCTCCAAACCGTATATCGCGACTACCTCATTCATCTTGGCTCCCCCCCTTCTCCCGGTCCAGCCCCAAATATTCCGCCTTCAGTTTCCGCGCCTTCGCCCTCGCCGCCGCCTCGTCCATCCTCTGAGGCGAGCCGAGATAGACGTTGCGCACCTTCCCACCCTGCCGCCAGCTCGCGTACCAATAGGTATACGTCTTCTTCCCCTCCCCAGTCGTCTTCGTGACGTCGCCGAGGTAGACCGTCAGCGCCTGGAGCCGGGCCTCGGTCATCAGGTCCCATGCCTCGCTCTCCTTCTCTCGCGCCTCGGCCCTGTACCGCGCCGCTATCTTCTCAGCTTCGGGGATGTCGTCGAGCGCCTTAGCCTGTGTTCGGTCCCGGTGGGCGGCGGCTCTCGCTTCCGTCGCCATCCTCCCGGCTGGCGTTTTCATGTAGTGTCGCTTGGTCATGCTATGTAGTTATGTGACGTCTCGTATTTATGGCTTTCGGATATCTGGTATATGATATCCGAAAGCCATAAATATGGATAGTAGTAAACATGGACATAAGAAATATGGAGGATAAATGGTGAGCGAAAAAGAAGACACGGTCAAAGTCACGGTCAACATCCCGAGCCGATTTTGGCCGGAACGGGCCAAGCATGGCGAGCGAACCGCGCGAATCGTCCACCTGCTGAAGCTCGGCGAGGCCGCCGAGAAGGCCGCGATCGCGCCACCGGCTCCCAGGCCCCGCCACGTTCGACCGGCTGGGGATACACAGCCTGCGGAAACTGGCCGGGCGGATCTCCCGCCGCGTGAGGACGGCCTCGCCTGGGGGGCGAAGAGATTGCACCGGCTGAAGGATGACCCCCTGGGGCTGGAAGAGCTGAAGATGCTGATGGCCCTCGACCCCAGGCCTACATTCAAAGAAATGGGGCGGCTGCTGGGGTACTCTCGTGACGTGATCAGCGGCAGGGTGAAGGAGATCGAGGAGGCGGAGCATGGCCGAGAGTGACGCTGCGATGATCGATCGCCTATGGGCCGACATGCCCTTGGGTGTCTGCGAGATGTCCGGCCTGCCTGCAATCGTCCGGCCAAGAATCGCCCGAAAGGATTACGTGAGGGTGCTGACGCTGGCCGGGGCTGGTCTCGGCGTCCCGGATTTAGAGGCCGAGGTCGAGCGCCTGCGGGAAGATGTGACCGCCAGGGACTTCGAGATTGAAAGTCTCGGCAAAGAAAACGAGCGGTTAGCGGAGATGCTCGCAAAGGGAGTCTACATAGAGTCCGCTACCATGCAGCCTGAACATTACAACATCCGAACCAGAGGCATTGGGGCCATGCTCCTAGCCGAGAAACTTGTCATGTTCTTCAAGGCGAGTGGTGGCGAGAATTTCACCACGAGTACCATCGAGATGGAGTTCACCGACCCGAAAGAGTGCGAGCGGTACGCCCTCACCATCCAGAAGCTCGACGGAGAGGACAGCCCGGCCCAAAAGCTCGATAGGCAGGGCAAGAGGATCGCCGAGTTGGAAGAGACGTTGCTCCCGTTCAGCGAATTTGCCAGACGAAACGACGAAGAGTCGAATGCCGCGTCATCCGGGCTACCGGACTCGGCCCAAATAGCCGAGGGAATCACTTTGGGAGATCTGAGGAGGGCCCGCGCCGTTCTCGGAAACGCACCGAAAGAGGATGGGTAACATGGAAACGATCAGAGTATATGAAGATGGAAATCAGATATGCGCCATCATCGGGGAAATGCCGGAACATCTCGCTGCAGGATTTGGCGGCACCGCCGCCGAAGCCCTCCGGGCATTGGCCGCTGAGATTGATGAGGACAGGATTATCCTGAATATATCCGCTCCTTCCGGGAAGATGTTCCCTGGTGGAGGAGATATCGATGTCGCCGCGAAGTGGGGACGTCGACGGGGCGAGCCATGACCACCG